TGAAAGTGAAGACTTCTTGGCCGCACTCCCTGCGATCCTGTTCACCCTTCGGACGAAGATTGAGGAGCTGGAGAAGCAAGTGATGAACCTGGAGCAGCGCAAGGTTGCCAACGAGAACAACCAGCGCGATCCGGAGTGGTACTGATGGAGTGCGTCAACGACTTCTGCGATAACAAAGCTATGTGGCCGCCCTACGAGGTCTGCAAGTTGTGTGCCAAGGCATTCATGCGAGATGATTGAATGAAGTGTGACCAATGCGAATACCCATGGGAGGATGAAGATTGATGAATTCCGGAAATCACAAACATAGGTACAATTTTTCTGTGCCACTGCGAGGCTACGTCCTGGGGGAAATTATTTCCGGAAAGCGGAAATATGAATGCATTCGTTGTCATCGAGTTTTCAAGAGAACGAACGAAGTTAGAGCTCTGAAATGCGCTCGCTGCTGTCGAGAACTAAGGGCGGGCTGATAATGAATTGCCCATCGTGCGACGCATCTGCTGGTGAGTGCGCTTCGAAGAAGTTCATTTATCGGTGTTATCGCTGCTCGAGATATTTCGGGGTGCGGTGTGAGTGAATGCCGGGAATAACCGCGAACCTGACGAACGTTGCCTTCGCCATCTGGGAGGATGTGCCTAAGAAAACTCGGCGACCAGTTAATTCAATGGGTGGCCCCATGGAGCAGGGACGTTCTGCCTGGCTCTCATCGGTCATCATCGATCACCATCAAGAGATGAAGAGGTTTAACACAGAAATCAGTCATCTCCTCGAGGAGAAATTGAAATTGATGAGGAACCTTCGAGATATGACCGCATCAAGGGACAAGCTGCAAGAGATCGTCTGGCAAAGGACCGTTGGCCCCAAATCGTAGTCGCTACCCCCCTACCTGAAGGGTCACTTTCAGGATTCTTCGGGGACTAGACCGAAGGTGCTGATGAACCACGCCGTCAGCGGGTTGGAAAGACCACCAATCCCGACGGCTGCCCCTGCTGCTATGGCCTGTTGTCTCTGGGTGGAGAACTGGTCTATTGCATCGGAGATGGTGAAGTCTCCGACCAACATGGCAGTTAGGAAAGTGAAGGTAACACCAGTGACACCGAGGGCGGCTATGATAGTGAGAAAGACGACCATGCCAGTTACGTCGTTCATCAGGGTGACGATCGGCGTCATGATCCGATTGACCTGGTAAGCTCCGATCGCGGACTCGAGGATCTCGCGCTCCTTGTCCTGCAGGCTGATGCGGTACTCGATCACCTGGTCCGGTTTTCTCTTGGTCATGTGAACGCACCAGCCAGATCACCGAGGAGAGCTGCGATGTGGCCCGCCCCCAGGAGCCAGCCCAAAACGAAACTAAAGGCGTTGTCGACGACCAGGCGCTTGACCTGCTCGGGGAAGGTCTCCTCGTCGTGCTCGTGGTGCTCAGGCATCCTCTGGAGCCTCCGGCCAAGCATCGGCGGCGTCGTCGGGGTTGTCATGCACCTGGGGAAGGTCTCGCAGAGCTGACCGATGATCCTTCCATGCCTGGCTCATCGTGCGGTCCTTGACGGCGCGCCAATCACTCTGGGCGAGCTCGGCGTCTCGGTTGTGCCTGATCTCTTCCCATGTGACTTCACGATAGGTAACGGTCTTGTTACCGTCCGTGTCGATGTGGATCATCCTGCGCTGAACCTTCATGTCATCAGCTCCACTTGACCATGATGAGAGGACAGTGCTGCGTTATGCCAAGGATATTGGCCGCCGTTGCCGTTGCAGGCAACGAGTTATCGACCCCGGTCTCAGTGAGATAGTTGCGGTTTTGGTCGCTTGACCACTCCTGGCCGCCGAAGTTAGTCTCATTCTCGGTGAGATGGGCCTTCAATGAGATGTTGTCGTCAGCACTTCTGACCATCCCGAAATAATACAGCTTACCAACCTCGATAGAAGGCGGGCTGCTGAAGTCAACCTCGATATGACCAGTCGAGGAACCTTCAACGGAGACCTCATCGGAGAGCTGCGTGGTCGGTGCTCCTGTGTCGGCGTCGGAGTTGTAAACACACATCAGCATGTCAGTGCCGCCCGTCGATGCGGTAGAGACGTTGATGATAACCGAGTCCATGGTTGCCGTGAGTGGTCCGACGAAGGGGATATAGCAGGCAGCGTTAATGTTCCAGGTCATCGTCGTGTCTGCCGATCCTCGGCCAAACGGCCCTTGCTTCGTCAACGAGCTGTAGTTCGCCCCAGACTTCACCCCAGCACCCACGCCCAGGATCGCGGCACTACCTCCACCAGACAACCAGCCGTCGAACGATCCCTTCGTGACCATCCTGGCGAATGCGATCAGGCATAGTCTTCGAAGCTCGTCCTCGTTCTGTTCCTCGATCGCTATGGGATCAGCTACGTCAGCCAGGGTATCTGCACTGATATTCTCGAGGTCTTGGTTCTGGAGGAGGGTGTAGACCCTGGGGGACCGCTTGATCGCATCTGGTAAAGGCATCACAACCACCCGTCGAATGATCCCTTAGTCACCATACGCGCGAAGGCGACCAGGCAAACGCGCCTGAGCTCATCCTCGTTGAGCATCTCGATGCTGATCGGGTCAGCTACATCAGCCAGGTTATCTGCAGTGAGGTTCTCGAGGGTAGTCGTCTTGAGCAGCTTGTAGACCCTGGGCGAGATAGTGGGCGCATCTGGAAGCGGCATCTACCTCATCCCCACGATCAGCATGACATAGCCCCAGAAGTTATTCGGAATCGAACTCGAGATATCGAACTGGCCCGGCCCTGCCCCGGTTCCAGTGCCGACTCCCGTACCTGCTGCTGCTTCTCGGGCTGCTGCTGCTGCTGCTGCTGCTGCTTTGTTTGCCTCTTGCTGGGCTAGTCTCCTCTGTACCTCTGCGAGTTGTGCCGCAGACACCCCGCCAATCTGTTGACCAGTGCCGGATAATCCGCCACCACTTACCTGTACCAATGCCGACACCTCACTTGAGCTGCTTGGATCGCATTTTCGCTATTCTCTCGATGCTGTCGAGGTCTTTCGTTGAGATGAAGTCTCGAAGATAGAGCTTCTTCGCCTTCGAGAGAATCTCCGCGAGTCTTCTGCGGCCAGCAGCCTTAGTCATCCTCGCCAATTTCTCACCCCTAAGCACTCGTGAGGAACTGGGCTTTGAAATTCAGGTTCACCGGTGCGCTGAGATCCGCTGGCAGTGGTTGCTGGACTGACGGGTCGGTGTCGGTGACGCTGCCGACGACGTTGCCCAGGGCGTCGACGATATAGGCGCCGTTGGTTTCGATGAGAGCTGCGTCGACTGTGGTGAAAGTGGCGGAAATGCAGGTCTGTCCCTGCAGAGTGGATCCGATGCTGAGTCCAGTTTGAAGATCCACGAGCTCGTTGGTGGCCCCGCCGGTCGGCGTGACGTGGAATATCCTTGAGACTCCTTGGTTGGTGTAAACGGCTAGAGCAGCACCTCTGTCCGCCGCAGTCTGCGTCATCACCTTACAAATATCTCCGGCCTGCAGCGTAAAGGGAGCCCACAACCTCGGGGTGAAAGTGGATGCTCCCTTCACACAGACCGGGATGTTTGCAGCCACCAGGCCTTGACGGAGAATATAGCAGAACGAAATTCCTACGCTTCCACTCACCAGACCATGAGTGACGGTCTTGCCAGGCGCATAGTCACCGATGTCGATCGCGCTGACCGTATATACTGTGTCAGTGGTGAGAGATGTTTCTGTTCCCTCGACGACTTCGAGCTTTAGCGGGATGTTCGTCCCGTCACTACAGACGAGATTGCCTACGCACGTTGTCGTTGCCATAGAATCACAACCTCACTCCGATGCCCAGGGGCTTCATCATATTGCGATTCACATTGGCAATAGGCTTCCGCAGGAGCTTCTTAGCGAACTTGAAGGTGATGCCGATCCCTATTGCCTGGACAGCCATAGCCTGGTAGCTCGCCATGAAGTTCGACTGCATGGCGTCGAAGGACGATCCGGGGTCAGCGACCAGGGAGGAGAGTGAAACACTACCTCCGCCGTTCGTGGTCGCCATCGCTGTACCACCAGCACCGTCGAATCCGATGAATCCCACAGGGGTGTTATTGGCGACGCCGCCGACGAGGACGCTTGCGTAGGCGTAGCTCTCTGCGAGGTTGATCAGGCTGATTGTCTTCGGTGCTCGACGTCTTGTCGCCTTCTTCCTGCGTGCCATGGTCCTCGGAACTGAACGAAGTCGCTAATAATCCTATTGAAAGTGGTCAATTGTCTAT